TAACCCAAAAATATTCGATAAAGAACAACACATGCATGAGGATGTAAGAAGAAGACTTCTTATGATTGCGGATGATTTCTTTGAAACACTGAATGTAGGTTGGGTAGATATTGATGATATTATTTTAACTGGTAGTTTAGCGAACTTTAATTGGTCAAAATTTTCTGATGTAGACTTACATATATTAGTAGATTTTGGTGAAGTTGACGAAAACGAAGAATTAGTTAAAGAATACTTCAACTCCAAAAAGAATTTATGGAATGAAAAACACGACATAACTATTAAAGGTTATGATGTGGAATTATATATGCAGGATACTGAAGAACCACATGTATCTAGTGGGGTTTATTCTATTCTTTGGGATGGGTGGGTAGTACAACCTGACGCAACTAAAAAAGAAATAGATTCTAAAAAAGTAGAACAAAAAGTTAATAATATTATAGATGCAATATATGATGTTTATTATATGTACAAAAATGAGGAATACGATAAAACTATCAGAATGGTTAAAAACCTAAAAGAAAAAATCAAAAAGATGAGACAAACAGGTTTAGATCGTGAAGGTGAGTATTCTTTTGAGAATATTGCATTTAAAGTATTAAGAAGAACTATGTATTTAGATAAATTAAGTGAAATTGAGACTAAGGCATATGATAAATCTTTAACATTAGATGAGTCTATGTTAAGAATAAAAACATTATAAAAATTAATTTGCGTTTTTTTATAAAAAATGCAATATTTATTTAATAAAACATAATTATGGGAACATATTTAACGGGAACTTATTCTGTATTACACACAGATGGTACTGCAGACTTCACTAATTTCGTATATAGTGCAGTTTATTTCAATTCTGGTGCGACATATACTATTAATGGTGCTAGCGTTGTTGGAGTTGCGGGTGAGACATTAGACATCATAGTAAAAGAAGATGGTACAACACTAAGTACAGGATATCTTTTATTAGGTAATCCAATAGCACCACAAACTAAAATAAAAACAGGTTTAATTACCGCAACTGGTGGTACAGAACAATATCAATTCGTAAACATTAAAACAGGTTTACCAACTAACGGATAAAACGAAATAAATATAAAAAAATGAGAAAAAATATCAATCCAAAAACATTAAAAGGTCAAGACAAACTTAACAGGATGCTAGATCTTATGGGGAAAATGAATACTTTAAATGAAAGTAAATCATATTCTGAATTAGAATTAATCAAAAAAGGACCTAATGGTGTTGTTTATGGTATCATTAGAGAGAATCATGATTACTTTATTAAAACTTCAAATAAAACTTCAGGACGATTCTTAGCCGAAGACTTTAGTTATATCGGAGGACTACAAAACAAATATGATGAAAGATATAAGTCATATGCAGAAGCAATCAAACATTTGAATATGAAGTTTGATATGTTGAATGAGTCGTATGGTATTGAAAAAAATACTAACATTTTTGAATCAGATGGTGTTGCCTTTGGTGGTGGTGTTGGATTTGGGTTTGTTATGGAAGAAGAAGACGATGAAGATCAAAATGAAGGAGAAAAAGAAATTATCTCTGACGCAGATGCAGATTTAGAAGAACAAAAAAAAGTTCTTAAGGTTGACGCACCTAAAGCGGAAGAACCTGTAGAAGATGAAGTTGAAGATGAAACTGAAGTTGATATGGGTGGAGACATCGCAGATGTTGAGTTTGATGAAGAGGGTGATGAAGAAACTGAAGAAGGTGGAGATGAGTTCGGAGATGAAGGTATGGAAGATGAAGAAGGTGACGACAACACTAAAAAGATTCAAAAATACACTGGTAAGATCGGACAGATGTTAAGAGATATGGATGAGGCAGATTCTGACTTAGAAAAATATGTAATTAACTCAATTATCTCAGCAATGCATTTAGATGAAATGGATGATGAAGATAAAGAAGATATTATTGCGAAGTTAGAAGGTGAGGAAGATGAAGAAGGTATGGATGATTTCGATATGGAAGGTGGTGACGAAGAAGTGGATGTAGATTTAGACGCTGAAGAAACACCAGAAGAAGGTGGTGAGGAAGAATTATCTGAAGGTGAGGATAAAGAAGATGATGACGATGACGAAAAAGAAGTTGTTAAAGTTAAAAAAGAACAACTTAAAATGTTAGAGGAAGAGGGTATTTGTACCTGTGGAGATAAATGTTTATTATATCCTGAAGCTAAGGGTGTAGATGCTAGTGATTTATTAAAACAAGGTGCTAAAAGTGGTAAAGAATGTATTATATTAACAGACGATAATATGTCAGATTTAAAATCTGAAGGTGAATGTAAGTGTGGTGGTGTAAAAATTAAGTGTAAAAAAGATAAAGAAGAAAAAAACGAAGGTAGAGTTTTTTCTAAAAAACAATTAATGGAATCTTTCTTAAGAAGAGAAACTAAAAAGTCACTTAAAAAAGTTATTAAAGAAAGAAGAGAACTTTGTGAAGAATGTGGTGGTAGATTAACTGAAGGAATGTGTATGGAATGTGATATGAATGAACACCATATGGGTTCTAAGGCGACATATACAAGATACCCACATTATGATAAAGAAGCGTACATTATGGATGAAGAAGACATAATGTATGAAAAACTCGTAGGTAAACAACACAAATTAGATAAAAACAATAACGGTAAGATTGATGCAGAAGACTTCAAAATGTTACGTAAAGGTAGAAAAGATAGAAGACGTAATATTGATGAAGAAGATATGTCAGTAATGGATGCAATTGCAACAGGACAAGGATACTTATCTGCAACGGATGATTTGGATAGAGATTTCGATGGTATCCCTAATCGTTTAGATATGGATAACAACGATGATGGTAGATTAGACTTTGAAATGGGTAGAGGTGATGACTTTATTGAACTAGATATTGATTTCTTAAGAAACGATAGTCCAGGAACTAAAGAAAGAGAAAGAACCATAACTACACCAACGACTAGACCAGGAAAAGGTGATAAGTGGAGAACTATTAAACGTCCTAAAGTTGATCCTAGACCTAAGGCGGAGAACCCAAATGTGGATGTACCTAGACCATCTTACAGAAGAAGAGGGATGTTTAGATAATGAAACTAGTTTATATAAATAAAATAGGGCAAAACTGGAAGGGGAATTACATTTATGAATTCCTCTTTTCAGATATATTAGAAGATATAGATGGTGAGGGATGGGATTCGTACCCATCATCTGGAAATCCAGAACCACCAGAAGGAAAATTTATAAAAAAGTCAGGTGTATTAAATACTGATTTAAAATTAGATTTAGTACAAGAATCTGACTCATTTGCAATGTGGGACGCAGTTGACGGAATAGTTGCAATGGCTTGGGAAAATATGGAAGGGTATGATGAGTATCCAGAAAAAAGATTATACTTTTCTTTTGGAGAGGATATTTCTTCAGTAGAAGATAAACTATATGAAAAAGATATGGTGATAATATATGAAAAAGAAACAATAAACACGTAAGATATGGGAAAGAAAATCAAAATTTATGAATCAGAAATTAAAAGAGCAACTAGACGTAAATTAATGGAACGTTATGTTGATGAGGACTATGAGATGAGAGATACTTATAGTAAAAGAGATTTTAAACCTACACCAAAAGAAAGAGGTGTTGTGGGTGTATTTGGTAAGTATGGTGACGATATGGATCCTGCAGTAATTAGATATATGAGAAAAAATCCTGATCATATTCTAAGAAGAATGGCAAAATTATATCCAGACATCTATATGAGACACATCCCATTACAATCCAATACTGAATTAGAAATGGATGATGTAATGATAGATGAGGAAACTCAAATGAATGTTACTCAGTATGACTTTAAAAATCCCGGTGATTTAGAAAAATTTAACAAAGATGTGAAAAAAGTTGCCGGAGAAAAGGTTTCAGTGGGATCAGAAGGTGGACAAATTACTAGTGAATCAACACAAAAACTATTTAAAAAATTCTTAAAAAGAAAGTAATGAAAAAGAGTCAAATCGTAAAAAAAATATTACTTGAAAAGGAGAGAAAAAAAAGTAAAATACACACAAAAAAGTGGGAACGTTGCTTTAAAAAAGTATCTCAAGAAGAAAGTGATGAAGCTGCAGCAGCGATTTGTACTTCCTCAATAGGGTATAAAGATTCTATTTATAGTAAACACAGAAGAAAAGAATCAGTTAACCCTAAAATGAAAAAGGGTGAATTAATGGAATATATAAATTCTAAAAAAACAATGAACGAACAAAGGAGAGGTGATAGACCTATAGTTGTACCAGAAATTTCAGGACCTGATTTTCGTATTGTTGTACAATGGTTAGAAAAACTTAGAGAAAGTGGTGTTATTAATATGTTTGGTTGTTCCCCTATGTTAAATTGGACAGAAAAAGATTTACATAGATGGTTATATGGACAAAAACAAGATCCAGAGTCTATAGAAGAACAAATAGAAGAGTTAGAATATGAAAATGAGGATGGTGATAATGATTCTGATATAGAAATGTTAGAAAGTCAATTAGAAAATATAAAGTATTTATTAGAAAATAAACAAGCAGTTAGAGATGTATTAATTAGAACTGCCTTAACGAGAGTAGAAAATACTGATGGTAATTATGAAACTAGAAACGTACAACGTATTTTTGAGAAACTAGCGAAGGAAGTATTTATTATGTGGACAGAAGTTATTTACGGAAATTTTTAAAATTTAAATTATGAAAAGAAGAAATATTATTAATGAGGTAACCAAAAGAATTGTTAATGAAAAATTAAGAATAAATAGGTTAACTGAAGCAATCGAATACGATCCTGAACATCCAGAAAGAATGAATCCGGGATTAGAAAGAAGTCTTAGAAGTGGTGAACACATATTTGGTAAGAGTAAATCTATTCCTGTTGGTTCAGAATCACAAAATTATTCTGAGAAATTGGCAAGTAAAAGATTTAAAGAAATCATTAATAAAGTAAAAAGATATCATGGAGTACAAAACATTAACCCTATGATGATGCAACAGATGTTTCAAATTATGGGTGAAGTTAGTCAGATAGAATCTAGACATAAAGAAGCTTTAGAACAATTGGCAATAGATATAGTTTCTGAGGAATTCGATATTCCAGATCAAATGTTAGAGGCTACTTTATCACCTCCAGGTTCAGACTTAGGTTTTGGGGATGACGATGAAGAAGAGGAGGAAGATTATGGTTCTGATTTTGAAACTCCGAAAGCACCAAAAAGTGCGGAAAGAATGGAAGAATTAGAAATGGAAGTAGATAAAAGAAGAGTAATAAATGCTTTAATGCAAGGGGCTTCTAAAAAAGGACATTATATTTTCCATATGGTTGCAGATGAATTAGATGCTATTGACCCTAGACTTATGGGGTTATATGGTAAACTGATGTCTTTGGCTGACTTTCAATATTGGGTGATTCCTGATACTACTATGAGTGGTCAAGTTGGTGGAATGGAGAAGATTGAATGGAGAAAGGCTGAAGCACCTGAAGATTCTGATGAGGAAGAAGAAATGGATAAGGTTAATGTAGAGGAAGGTGATGAGATACCTGTAGTAGTGGCAAAAGCATGGATATTTCCACTTTTAGTGCATGAACTTATTAAAGGGACGTTAGAACTATCTGCAATAAATTGGGCGGATGGACACTTAGACTTTGAGGAGCAAGCGGAAGTAATTAAAAGAGCTGACACACCAGAAGGTGAAATATGGGGAATGAGGTTAGGTCCTGGTATGTGGGAAAAATTCTTAGATTGTGTAGGGGCAGAAAATTATGAGATAAAACAATGGTTATTTCAAGAATTAACTAAGTTACCTGCAAAACAATTTCATGAATTTATGAAAGAAATTTTAAGTGGTAGTCAAAAGTGTAAAGAAGTAATTCAAACATTAAAAGATTTACACGAAGAAGATCCTTCAGATAGTTTAGAGGATATATTTGATGAGACAGGTTATGATGAAATGGACGATATATTAGATAACTTAGGGATTGAAACCGAAGAAGAACCAACTACTGACGAACCAAAAGAATTAGATTATTCTGAAATGTCACCTAGAGAAATACAAGAATTAATAGATGACGCATTGGATAACGGTGATTTTGATACGGTTGCAAAACTACACAAATATCTATAACCAATTATTTATATTATTATTTAAATCCCATCTTAAGGTGGGATTTTTTATTTAAAGATTATATTTATTAATAAAAAGATAATGGTAGGTACTTTACATCCTAATTTTAAAAAATTAATAAGAAAATTTATTGAGTCTCAACACCATAATTATGAAGATGATTACATGTATTATGTTGAGGATATGATTAAATACTTTGATGATATAGATCAAGAAGATATATTTTCAGGTGTTTTTAATTACATTATTGAGGAAGAAGATGAAGATCCTTTAGATTATATAGATACTAGTGAATTAGGTAAATGGTTTTATTCAGACGATATAATAAAAATATTAAGAGATTCTGGATGGATGGAAAAATATTTTACTCTTAATAAATACAAAGATCATGTAACTAAAGAAGGTGTAGTAATACCAATATTTGGTGATATTAAATGGGAAGGTGATACCCCATATTTAATTATCGATAGATGGGATGAATTTCAAGAATTATTTTATAGTGAAGATCAAGATTTAGTAGAACGTGTTTTAGGTGAAGATTGGGGGGAACTATATAGTATTGATAGAGTCGATTTTATGGATGAAGTATGGAGTGAACTGGATGAAAAATCTTTACAACATATAAAAGATTATATTAAGGATAATGGTTTTATTGGTAGAGAATTAGACTATGATGAAGATCCAGATGGTGGTGGATTAAGGGAAGATATGTTAGAAGACAACGATTTATTAGGTGAATTAATAAATGATGAGGATATGTTTGACGAATTAAAAAGAGAGTTGAGTAATTTTTATAGATGGGCATATGAAGGTGCGGCGGAAGATGAATTGTTTAAATCTTTAAAAGATGATATAGAATCACTTTTAGGTTCTGAAGGTGAATGGGATATGGTAAAATCAAAAAAAGAAGGGGGTTCAGATAGACATATTTTAAAATTTGATGTTAGTAAAATATTTATGGATATATTAGAACGATATGTTGAATGTGAGGGGAATTTACCTGAAGATGACTATGGATATTTTTTAGAGGTTTTAGGTAAAACTTTGTACTGTGAAGATGATATGTTAGAAACACCAGATATGGGATATTTTTATCCTGATCACACAAAAGTAAGTGAACATTTAAATTACAATGTATTAGGAAACTTATAATATGAAAATAAAACTAACAGAAAGTCAATATTTAAAAGTTATTACTGAAAATCAAAACCCTAACGTTGATAGGTTATTACAAAAGTTTTTTGATGACACCTCTAATAAGGGTGTTGATGATAAAATAATGTATTATTTTGACATTTATGGTTTTGATGGTAAAATGATGGAGATTAGTGATAGATTATATGAATGGTTTAAATACGGGATATTACCAAAATGGGATAAAATATTATGGAATACTAAAGACAAATACAGAAATAAACTTAATAGTCTTTTTGATGCGGTTTCAACAAAAGAAAGTAAAAAAATATTAAATAGTAATAAAAACGATTTAGAAAAAATTAAAGGGTTAATTAATTTAGATTACACACTTCCTTATTATTATGAAAGTAAAATTCTAAAAGAATTGATTGATGGATTATTGTTTGACTCTATACAATATTTGTTTAAAAACTATGAACCTAAAGAAGCGATTAGACAAAGTTCTATATTGGCAGATCATTTAGGTTATAAAAGAATGGAAAATATAGTGCCATTAGTTAAAGATTTTGCAGAAAGAAACGGGTTAACTATAATACCCAAACATAAGGGATTCACTTTCCAAAAAGATGAAGGTAGTATGGTTAGGGATTTAATTAATTATATGAAAGATATACCTGAATTACCAAAGAAAACAAAAAGAGGTTTTTTAGATTATATTGGTAGTCATTATGGGGCAGGACAATATTCCACTTTTTGGAGTGCGGTTAATAAGGCAGGAATCATACAAAAAGTTGGTGGGGGTAATAACGTCACATACGAATTAGGACCTAACTACAAAGCGTATGAAGAAGGTAATGTAGTCGCATTTTAATCATTTATACATATTTATATAAAAAAAAGTAATGGATAGAGCGGAACAACTTAAAATATTTGCTCGATGTTTAGGTGATCCAACATATGCGATAGAAACGTTTTTAAAGACATTTGATTTAACTCAGAAAGGTATGGTACCTTTTAAGTTGTATTATAAACAAAAAGAAATCATTAGATCATATGAAGAAAACAATCGTAATCTGGTAACTAAACCTCGACAGGCAGGTGTATCTACAACTACTGCGGGATATATTGCGGTTAAAACTGCGTTTGGTGACCCTGACAATCCACATAAAGTACTTATACTCGCCAACAAACAGACATTAGCGCAAGAATTCTTAAAGAAAGTAAAAGACTTTTTAGATCAAATACCTTATTGGGTTTGGGGGTTAGATGAATCTACGGATTACTTAGAGATAAACTCAAAAGGGCATCTTAAATTAAAATCTAATGGGTGTGAGATTAGAGCACTTGCAACATCTAAAGATGCATTAAGGGGTTTTACACCTACATTCTTAGTTATGGATGAGGCGGCGTTCATCGATAATGGGGATGAAGTGTTCGGTGCGGCATTAGCATCATTAGGTACTGGTGGTAAGATTGCACTTATATCGACACCCAATGGAATGGATCCTTTATATTATAAAACATATGATAAGTCTAAAACAGGAGATAACAACTTCAATGTTGTAGAGATGAAGTGGTATCAAGACATTAGATATAATAGAGGATTGTATTGGGTTAGGGGTGATGAAAAAGAAGAAGAAATTAAATGTGATACATTGGGTAGAACTAAACTTAGGTGGGAATATATGGATAACATATATGAAACTGATGAATCAACCATAGATTATTACGAAGTAATGATTAAAGATGGGTGGAAACCATTATCTCCTTGGTATGAAGAAATGGCGGCAGATATGGGTGACCCTAAGAAAATCGCACAAGAACTTGATGTATCATTCATCGGATCAGGTGGTAATGTCGTTGATGATGAATATGTAAGTTATCACGAAGAAAATTTCGTTTCTGACCCAAACTTTTCTGCGGAGGTGGAAAAGAGTATGTGGATATGGAAAAAACCTGAAGTCGGACACAAATACGTTATGGGGGTTGATGTGAGTAGGGGTGATGGTAAAGATAGTTCTACTATTGTTATATTAGACTTTGAAAACTTAGAACAAGTTGCGGAATTTAAACATAAGTTACCTCCTGATATGTTGGCAGAAATTGTTTATAAGTATGGTAATATGTATAATGCGTATACTATTGTGGATATTACTGGAGGTATGGGTGTTGCAACAGTCTTAAAACTGTTGGAGATGGAATATAAACATCTTCATTATGACGATCCTAAAAGTAGAAAGTTATCTGAGAAATATGCAAAGACTGCATATAAACAAGGTGATAAAGTACCGGGATTTAATGTCGGTAACACACGTCTACAAATGGTATCTGAATTAGAAGAACATATTAGGGAGAATAAAACTATTATACGTTCACAAAGAATGATATCAGAACTTAAAACATTTGTCTATAAAAATGGTAGACCTGATCATATGGAAGGTTATCACGATGATATTATTATGGCTTACGCTATGGCGATATTCATTGTGCAAACATCATTTAAAAAATTAGAACAAGTGGAGAAACAGACTAAGGCGATGTTAGAGAGTTGGGTTAATGTGTCAAATAATCAAAGTAAACCATTATTTAATCAACAACACATTAATCCCTTCTATACCAATACACCAACGTATAACCCAAAACAACCAAATAATGGTAATAATGATAATGGTGAGTACAATTGGTTATTCGGAATTAAATAGTATTTAGAATTTCGTTATATTTATTATAATAGTAATAAAGTATATTTAAGAAAAAATGGCAAGAAAAACAATATTCCAACAATTAAATGATTTATTTGGACCAGAGGTTAAAAAACCACAAAATAAATCAAGATATTCTATTAACGATAAAGAACTTCTTAAAACTAAATCTAAAGAAGAATATGATTTTGAAAAGTTAAAAAGACAACAAGATGCATATCTTTCTAATATGTGGCAAAAGGTGGATAATGAAATCTACCAACACTCCATTTATTATGAGACAACCAGATTGGCATCTTACGCAGATTTTGAGGGTATGGAGTTTTTCCCTGAAATCGCAGCAGCATTAGATATTATGATGGAAGAATCTACTACATTAAATTCAGATAACAAAGTTATTAACATATTTTCTGAAAGTAGAAGAGTTAGAAGAATACTTGATGACTTATTTTTTAATAGATTAGATATACATACATCATTACCTATGTGGACAAGAAATGTTTGTAAATATGGTGATGACTTTTTATTCCTTAATATCGACAGTGAAGAAGGAATTACAGGTGTTAAACAATTACCTAACATTGAAATTAGTAGAAAAGAAAATGAAGGATTCGGTGAAAACTCAATGAATGCAGAAACAGATAAATTTAACCCTGTTAAGTTTATATGGGGACAAAGAGATATCGAATTTAATGCTTGGCAAATTGCACACTTTAGATTATTGGGTGATGATAGAAGATTACCTTATGGGACTTCTATGTTGGAGAAGGCGAGAAGGATATGGAAACAATTATTACTTTCTGAAGATGCGATGTTGATATATAGAGTAACAAGAGCACCTGAGAGAAGGATATTTAAAATATTTGTCGGTAACATTGATGAGAAAGATGTACCCGCATATGTTAACAACATTGCAAATAACTTCAAAAGAAGTCCAGTTATCGATCAGAACACAGGACAGATAGATACTAGATATAATCAAATGGCACAGGATCAAGATTACTTTATTCCTGTAAGAGATGCAAACGCACCTTCTCCAATAGACACTTTACCTGGGGCAACTAACCTATCTGAGATTGCTGACATTCAATATCTACAGAAAAAATTGTTTACTGCACTTAGAGTTCCTAAACCATTCTTAGGTTTTGAGGAGGCTAATGGTGAGGGTAAAAATTTGGCGTTACAAGATATTAGATTTGCTAGGACAATTAATAGAATCCAACAAGCAATGTTGCAAGAATTAAATAAGATTGCAATTATTCACTTATATATTTTAGGGTTGGAGGATGAGTTAGAAAACTTTACTTTAACGTTGAATAACCCATCCACACAAGCAGAGATGCTGAAGGTTGAACAAACTCAGTTAAAGGTAACACTTTACAAAGACGCAGTATCAGATGCTGGTAATGGATTCGGTTCAATGTCAATGACTAGGGCTAAGAAAGAAATCTTAGGAATGTCTGAAGAAGAAATTAGAACTGATTTAGAACAACAGAGATTAGAAAAAGCTGCGGCTGCAGAAATGGAACAAACTGCAACCATTATTAAGAAAACAGGTATCTTTGATAGAGTAGATAAATTATATGGTGATTTCTCTGCATTAACTGGTGGTGCATCCGCAGAGGGTGGTACAGAAGAAGGTGGTGACACAGGTGGTGGATTCGGAGGAGATACTGGTGGTGAAGCAGGTGGAGATTTAGGTGGATTTGGTTCAGATACGGGTGGTGAAGAAACTGCTGCAGAACCAGCACCTACTGAAGAGTCAATAAAGAAAAAAGATAATCTTTTATTAGAACAAGATAGAAGAAGATACGAAGAGAAAGTTAAGAAATATCAGGGAATTTACTTAAATAGACTTATGGAAAGTTTAAATAAGGATGAAAGGGTTTTTAACTTAGATGAGGTAGAAAAAGATACTGAAACACTAAATTCCAAAATTAGTGATATGACAAAAGAAATCGATAATTTAATAAAATAGAACTTTTTTATAAATTCAGAATATTTATTTATAAAAAAGAACATGGAGAATTTTGGTAATATTAAAGATACCTTTAAAAATTTAGTGGTAGAGTCTGTAATTAAAAAAGACGAAAAGGGAAAAAAGTTATTTTCTAAATTTTTAAAAACAATCAAAGAGAATAAAACACTAAAGAATCAATACCTAATTTATAGTAATTTACAGAATAGTAAATTTGATGACGTTGTTGAAGCGAAAGAATTTGTTAGGGAGAATATTGAACTTCTTAAAGGTTTAAATGAAGGTCATATCACAAAAGGTAATAAGTTTTTCCTTAAATTACTTAAAGGTAATAAAATAGTAAAAGAAAATCAAGAATTTTATAATAAGGTATCTTATTTAGTTAATACTGAAAAAACACCTTCTAACATTAAAAAGATTAATGAATCAATTAACTATATTGTTAAACCTATGTTAGAAAAAGAAGAGGTAGAAGAAGTTGTTACAGAGAGTATAGATTTACCACCTAGTGTATTAACAAAATTGGCAGTAAACAAATTTAATTCTAAATATTCTAACATTACAGAATCTGAAAAAGAAATTATCAAAACAGTACTTAATGGTACGAATGAAGATAAAGAAAACATCTATAATAAATTAAAAAGAGAATGTATTGATGGAATTGATTCAAAATTAAATGAATCATCTGATTTAGAACTTAAAGATAAACTTCTTAAAGTTAAAGATAAGTTATTAAACTCAGGATTCAATTTAGATACTTTCAGTACTGACATTTCTAAATTTTATGATTTAAAAGAATCTATTTAAAATAATAATAATAATAATAAGATGAAAATTAGAAAAGACGGTAAAGTAATTAATCTGACGGAAACAGATTTACGTAGAATTGTAAAAAGAGTTATTAGTGAACAATCCACAGATGCTAAGAGTTTAGAAAATGTATTAATTTCTAAATTTATTGAAGGCGGTAATGCGGGTAAAGAATATTCAGACCCTGGGATGAAAACAGAATTTTTTAATGACTATGAAATTGAATATAAGGAATGGTTAACTAAAAATGGTTTTAAAGGTTCAGATATAATGTTAGATCAGGATGTTGATAAAAATAGATTGGCAGAGATTGAGGCGTTAATCAAAAAGAAGGGTTGGAAATTATAATAAAGAAAACGGATTAGGACCGTTATTGTCTACGGACAATGTATTACCCACTAAAGTTCGCTACTATAGTGGGTTTTTTTATTATGTCCAAATTTGACATTTCACGAATATTTTTGTATTATTATGTACAAACTTTAAAATAACAAATTATGAAAGAAATGAGAAATGAAATTAGGAAAAGAAATCAAATTAGATTTATTAGACAACTATAAAACTAAGATTGGTACAGTTAACAACAAAGAATCAAAAAGTCTATATATTAATCTATGTGCGTGGGGAGAATTAGAAGAATTAGACGATACTTTAAATTACGAATATTTTTTAAGTAATTTAAGAAAAAAAATAAAACAAAAATTAAACAACAATCTTGATCAAGATTTATACTACAATAACAAATACATTGTAGATTTAGATATGAGAACTTCAGGACTATCAGTAGAAAAAAGAAGTTTTATGTCCTGTGAAATAACACTCTATCAAAAAAAACAATATCCATTAAACAAACCAAAAATTATAGATAGTACTAAAAGTATTATTTATGATGTCGTGAATAATTGTTTGGAAAACAATTCTGTTTTTACTTTCCATAAGAGAAAAAAGTAATTTTTTTAACATAGTGATATATTTATAATTAAAGTATATCATTATTATGGAAATATTAAAAAAGAATGAGATAAAGAAGAAAGGTATTCTTATCGAATATGACGCAGGATACATTTCTCCAAAAGATAATCGACATTTTATTAGTGAAATGACTAAACTATCAAAAGGGGAACCTATTATAGAGGAACCTTTGATAGTTTATGCGGTTATGCAAAAATATGGGGTTGAAAATAGAAATGAAAGAGTATACCCTGAAGCGATACTTAGAAGAGAGGCGGAAAACTACCTTAAACTTATTAAAGAAAAAAGAGCGTTAGGTGAGGCGGATCACCCAGAATCATCTATTGTCGCAGTAAGTAGAATTTCTCATAATGTGGTAGACCTTTGGTGGGAAGGTAATGTACTTATGGGTAAGTTAGAAATCATTATGTCACCAGGATTCGTAAATCAAGGAATCATATCTTGTGAAGGTGACAGAGTAGCGAATTATTTAAGAAAAGGTTTAAAGATTGGTGTATCATCAAGAGGTGTAGGTTCTTTGGAAAAAGAAGGTGGTAAGAATATGGTACAAGATGACTTTGAGTTAATTTGTTGGGATATTGTTACCTCACCATCTACACCGGGATCTTGGATTTATAGTGAGGAACCATCTAGAGAACAACAGATGTCAGAGTCTAATACTAAAAAAGAAGATTCTATCCTTAAAGATAATTTAAATAATTTTTTACTCGATTAGTAAAATAATTAACACTTTTCGAAAATATAACATATTTATTAAGAAATGCGCTATATAGTGCACAAATAATAATTAATAACAATTAAAAAAACAAAAAGTAAAATGGCTGAAAAAAAGAAATCAATCATCGAAGAGGCTTTACTAGAAGCAAAGTCTTTAGAGGATGCCTTAAAAGCCAATACGAAAGAAATGCTTGCGGCACATATGTCCAAGGAATTTGAAAGTATCGTTGAGTCATCTTTGAAAGAGGAAGATGAAGAAGAAGAAAAAGAAGTCTCTGAACAAGAAGAGATGGATTTAGTGGACGATGCAGAAGTTGAAGGGTCCGATGATGAAGAAGAAGAAGACGTTGATTTAGATCTTGAAGATGAAGAATCTGATGAGGTGGAAGACATCGAATTAGATTTAGATGATGAAGAATCTGATGAAGAGTCTGACGACATTGAACTTGACTTAGACACTGATCTAGACTTAGACGCTGGTGAAGGTGAAGAAGAAGAGGAAGATGAAATTGGGTTAGGCTTAGAATTACCTTCTATGGATATGGGAGGAGAAGAAGTAATGGACTTAACAGGTGCGTCTGATGACGAAGTTGTTAAAGTTTTCAAAAAACTCTCTGACGATGATGAAGTGGAAGTTGTAAAAGATGCAGATGGTATCCATCTAAAAGACAATGAAACGGGAGCAGAGTATTACATTAAGGAATCTATGGATGAAATGTGGGATTCTATGGACGAAGGTGAGTATTGTTCTGAATGTGGTTCTGGTTCTATGTACGAAGAAGAAGATCCTGAAAATATGGATGAAGTAATGTACGAGATAGAATTAGACGAAAATTCTGACATGATGGAAATGTTTAAAGAAATGGATGACATGAAAGAAGGTCACTATGAAGAAGGTTACCACATGGAAGAAGGTGATGAAGAACCTTTAGAGGAAGACAAACTACAAAGACACAGAAAGTTCGCTGGTAAACAAAGATACAGTGGGGCGAAAGTGGGTAGAAGAGACGAATCTAGAAAACTTCGTAAACCTTTAGTGAATAGAAAACCAAAATCATCTACAGTTTCTGAAACTAAGATAATGAAAGAATACAAAGAGTTGAAGTCTAAAAACGAAGAGTATAAGAAAGCACTTAATGTATTCAAAGACAAACTTAATGAGGTGGCTTTGTTCAACACTAACTTAGCGTATGTGAATAGAATCTTCACTGAGCATTCGACAACGAAAAAAGAAAAAATGGATATCCTTAAAAGGTTTGACAATGCTGAGTCGATTAAAGAGTCTAAGAACATATACAAAACAATTAAGACTGAGTTGGATAATAAGAAACCAATTAACGAGTCTGTACAAAAGAAAGTTAATAAGACTATTGAGTCTTCAAAGTCGCAAAATCTAAATGAGTCTACTGCTTATGTAGATCCACAGATAACTGCGATTAAAGATTTAATGAGAAGAATCTCATAAAAATAATAAAATAACAAAAATTAAAAAATAACAAAAAAATGGGACATTTGTTAAATTCAGGTGAAGTCGGAAACATCGGACTAGAGCACCTAAAGCAAATCAGATCTAAAACTATTTCTAAGTGGAACCAATTAGGTTTCCTTGAAGGGTTAAAAGGTCACGTAAAAGAGAACATCGCACAATTGTACGAAAACCAAGCGTCTTCATTACTTAACGAATCTACTGATGCAGGTTCGTCAGGTTCATTCGAGACAGTGGTATTCCCAATTGTACGAAGAGTATTCTCAAAATTATTGGCTAATGACATCGTATCGGTACAAGCGATGAACATGCCAATCGGAAAATTATTCTACTTTGTACCTAAAACATCATCTACACAAGTTCCTTTGAACGGTAAAGATGGTGCGGCTAACGGATCACTACCAGAATGTGTAATTTCTGGATGTAACGAAGATACAGTTATCACTCCATTCTTAGAGAAGTCACTATATGACTTATTCTATAATGATGGACTATATGACGCATCTAAAGGTAAGAAAATCGTATTTGCAGGAGCAGGTTTCTATGGTGTTACTCTTAACGCTAACGGAGAAAAAGTTAATACTGCATTAACTGCACAACCTTTAGCCGCTGATGGTTCATTCAGAAGTGTAAAAATGTGTGTTACAGGATTTAGTTCTGATAACGCAGGTAGATTAACTGGACCAGATGGAAATGAAATGGATACTGAAACTTTCTTAGCTTCTTTATCAGTAGTTTCTACACCAGCAATTGTAGATGGTGACGGTAATGAAATTATCGCAGCGGG